GGCTTCTTCGATGTTTACACCATCAAGAGCTTTTTCATTTTTTCGCTTCTCACGACTAACGCGGTCAGCTACTATCTTGTCTAGCTCTTCTTGAGTAAACGTTTTTGCTACCTGTACTTCTTCCTCGATTTGTTCGGTTTGAGTTTCCGCTTTTTCTTGTATTTCCGTGTCTTCATCGCTCACGTTGCGAACCTCTAAAAAGAGTAATTCTCGAATATTAGCCTATTTTTTCTTAGTCTTCAACTATAGGGTCTAGCACATGAGTGCAATTATACCCACCTCTGTTTATCCAGGGGTCGCTGCCTGATTTCCCGCCCCAGGTGCCTTGCCATATTTTCTTGAGCTCTTCTGTAGTGTATATTCTTCCGTTTTCTATTCTTGTTCTGCAAAAGTCCCTTGAGTTAACTTTAATGCTTCCAGAGTAACGCCACTTAGTGACACCTAGCTCTTCGCCAACTCTTTTGCTTATTGATTGATGAAATTGCATTATGCTGTCTTGTGACATTTGTGTAGCATAACGGCGCATGTTTGTCCCTGTTCTGTCTGCTGCGTACTCTTTGTGTAACTTTTCTACGGCAGCTTCTACTTCTTTATCGTCCAGGGACGTTTGGGCTATTTCAACTAGCCTTTGTATTTCTTCCTTATCAGAAGCCATGTAAACACCGTTAATCTGCTGCCTTAACTTCTCAACCATATCTGCACGACTGCCACCTGTAAGCGTGTACTGATACATTTGTTCCGATAGTGTTTCTAGCTGTTGACTTGCTATAGCCTCAAAGCCCCTAAAAGATAAGGTTTGCAATCCCGCTATCATTTCTCGCTCGACACCAACAAAATTGTCAAACTTTTTTAGCATAGCCATAGTGCTAGCTTCTATCTTTGGGTATTCCTCTATAATTGATTGCACTTCTGCCAGGTAGGTTTCTTCTATCATTTGCCGCAAATCATTACGAGCGCGCAACGACCATGCTAAGTCGAATAACTGCTCATTATCTACAGGCGCAGAAATGGCATAAGCAGCTACACGACGCTCAAGCTCATGCAAAGCATCGCTAATTCTTTTTTTATGCTGTTCTGCTAGCCTTTTTAAAAGAGCTACGTTTTTATCAGACAGTGCCATCGGTCGGCGCTTCTACTTCCTCAGTTGGCGAAAATTGTCCTAGCACCGTTGTTTGCGCATCTATTTCATCATGAGCTTTTTGTAATTCCTCGTCATCAAGTACAAGGTCGGCAATCTTTCCATCCACAGCTTTTTGCAAGGTAGCAGACTTAACACCGCTTGCTTTAACCTGTTGCAAGAATTGAAGCTCCTGGGGGTAATCTCTTAAGTCAAACGAGTCGGGGTAAAAGACTTCAACGTCTGATGTGGTGTCTTGCCATGCTGCGAATATGCTCCACAGCTGCTCCTCTACTAACTCAAGAATGTCTGCCTTTTCCGACAGCTTAGCGTTTAATAACTGAAATTCAGTTTGCATTGCAACGCCTGACATTGTTACCTCTTTTGCGCCTCTTACCGCACCCATGTGAGCCATGCGGTTGATGGCGTTCACTTTGTCAGTAATTGAGTTTCTTATAGCATCTAGGTTTTGTCCGCTTGGCTGCATCTGATACGGCCTCAAACTTGGCTCGATGTCTTCCGGCATATTAATTATCGACCCAGCTCCCGCAGTTGCATCTGTGTCAAAGGTTTTTACCAATGTAGGATGGTTAGAGATTCTAATTAGCTGCTCTATTTCTGAAAGCTCTGAATAGATTGCTTTTTGCATGTAAGCAATATCTGACAAATCAGAAAGCCCAATGCCTCGAACAACCGAACGAGCCGCTGGTAAGTATGTTGCTGGTATAAGCCCTAGCGGGTTTTCAGCCTCGTCTAACTTTTCGGCTGTATCTCCGTCGTATCTGTAATATTCAATTAAGTCTTTAGTCCAGATTCGGAAATATTCGACAGTTGTTGTGTCATCTATTCTCTCTACTGATTCCCTAACTTTAAGGTAAGAGAGTCTAAATCTTCCGCTTTCATGTCTTTGCCATTTCCAGTCAAATACGTTTTCTGGTGTGAAAAGAGTGATGTATGGTCTAATCTCTTGCTCTAGCTCTTCTGCCCTAGTCCCCGCTGTTGACTTTGGCTTGTCCATCATTAACCAGACATGTCCGTAGACACTAGACCATATTTGAGCTTCACGCATGAACGAATTAAAACTCTGTCCATCTAGGTCGGCATCTTCTATAAATGATTCTAGTGCTGGACTGCCAGCTAATGAGTTGAAGTTTCTAATCGGCGCAACACGCCACAGAAAGCTAGAATATATGTGAATTATGTTTTTACAGTGGTTATCTAATGGCGTGAGCTTAATTCGTCTCGTGTAATCATCTTTGTGTTCATTCGTATATGCGGTTAAATAAGATCCGTCTTGGTAATCTTCTCCACCCATGTAACTGCGTAAAAAGAACTCCCAGCGATACTTGTTGGCTTGGTAGTCTGGGTGCTCATATTCTAGTTTTGTGTCCATATCTTAAGTCCATCGTGCAGGCTCTTGAGCCTCGAATTGTTTTCGAATGGGGTAGAGATAATCGACAAGGTAGCCCAGAGCATCGTTCATGTGGTCGTGTCCTCCTTCCTTGTCGGGCTGGCTCGTCCCTTCTTTATAAGTTTGTCTTTCCAGGGATGCAATAGTTCTTTTGCATTTGGTACTAACAAACAAGCCACGCTCCCCTTTAGAAGAGCACAGCTTAGAATTCACCGCGTTGATTCGGTCTCTTACTGCTGAATGCTTGCTTCTTACTCTTACTTCAAAGCCCGCATTTTGCAGAATAGACAAATCAGTACGCCCCGCAGCAGAGGTTTTTCTTTGTCGACTCGCTGGGTCTGGGTAAATAATAGCATGCTTTTTAGGATAACGCGCTTTAATTTCGTCAACCATTTCATCTGTGCTAGAGCCGTACATTACTATTTCGTCCAGGATTTCTATGTTTTTTCCGTCTCTTACTGAAACAACCGCGCACATAGGGTCGATGTTAAAGTCCATTCCTATGTAGATAGCGTCTGCATTTATTTGCTTTGGCTCAATTACGTTTTGTTCTCTATTGAACGAGTAATAAATAATGCCCGAATAATTAACAAACTTTGCGTCGTATTCTTGGTTAAATGTTCTTTCGTCTAAATCTTCCCTGGCTTGATTTATTTCTGTTTCTGGTACATTTCCACCATCTAGGGTGGTGTATTGAAAAGAAGCCCAGCCTTCGTTTCGGTCTGCTCCTTTTGTCCATAAGTCGTAAAAGTGATTTCTGCCTTTAGGGGTTCCAATAAATATAGCAGACCCTTCTCTGTCTGAAAGACTAGGTCGGATTACTTCGTACCAGGTTTCTGGCCTCATGTCGGCAAACTCATCTAGCACCACAAAGTCCAATGCTCTTCCTCGCAAATTGTTTGGCTTTTCTGCTCCCTTTAAAGCTATTGTTGATCCATTAAGCAATTTTAAGCTCAATCCTGTTTCATGGCTTTTTGCTATCCATTCCTGGGGAATAGAATCTAAAAGCATTTGCCATGCAATTTCTTTTGCAGCCCCATACGTAGGAGCGATATACCAAACATTCTTGTTAGCATCAGAAGCTGCTGCTTGGAGTATAGAACCTACCGCCAGAAAGGTTTTGCCAAATCTTCTCCCCGCTACGACTGTGCGGAATCTTGCTTCGTGGCAGAATATCTCACTCTGCGGAAGCGTTAAGCGCATTAGGGTCTACGGTTATATTAATGGGGGGTATTTCAACAGGGTCGGCTTCTGTCTCTTTCCATCCCGCTTGCGTTTTTAGGTAAAATATATTTGCCGTAACATTGCCTGATTTAGCTAGCTGTATTAGGTTAGAACCCATACTTGCTATTTGTTTTGCTTTCCCTTTTTTATAAGCGGTAGAAACTTCCGGCTGTCTTTCTTCTATGGCTCGTAATGTTTTTTCGCTTATTCCAAAATAATCAGCTACTTGCCCTTTAGTTAATACTGCTGAAAGAGCAGATAATTCTATGATTTGTTGCTCATCTAATGTCTTAGGTGGTCTGCCGCCACCTTCGCCTTGTCTTCCTATTTTCATACGCCAGCAATTGGTATTTTGATAATCGGGTTTATATCATATTTTTCTTTGCTGCTGCCGTCTTTCTTTACAATTTTACTGCCCCATTTTTTTTGTAAAAGCTCGAATTGTTGCTTTTCTCTGCTTATTGTGCGGTATGTTGCACATCCTCCTTCGTTTGTGTGCTGCTTTGCTAAATAGTGATATGCATTAAATCTCATTGTTTTTCTGTATTTATTTAACACCTGTAATGATAAGTCATAGTCTTCTTTTAAAGGCAATTTTTCGTCATACCGAAGGTCTAAATTATTAAAAGCCTGGAAAGGTCCACCAATGTAAGCCGTAAAAGAAAGCGGGGTATACTCTCTGTAGGCTCCCTTATCTTGCAAAAGGTTGACTCCCCAAAATTTAACGCCTAAATCTTCTGCAAGAATAAATCCATGCTCGCAAAATTCTATAAACTCATCTTCGTTAAGCCTTTTGCTTTCTTGTTTCTCATACCTTCCAAAGCCAGTTAAATCATCGTCAATTATAATAATTTGCTTGTCTTCTGAATTGTCTAGTATGTAATTTCTTGCTCTGCATAAGTTCCCTTGAGCTGAATCTGGTATAGCCCATACATTAAGATTGTTTTTTCTGTATTCTTCCGCTTCTGATTCTGCAACTACATATTGCACGCAAGATATGAATTTGTGGGTAAAGGCGGCGTTTGGTCTTTTATAACTTGGAGCATATATTTTCATTTTTCATTTAGCTCTGTAAGGTACTTTCCTCCATTTATAACTCTGCCAATTCCTTTGCTCCAGGGTTTACCATTAGCTCTTTTGCTTGATACTGTCTTAAGGTTAAAATGAGTTTTAGCGCTTAGCCAATCAATGTCGTTGTCAAAATATAAAACTACGTAATTGTTAGACTCTCCAAGCTCCTCCGAAAAAGGCACTGCACCTATAATGTCTTTGCTTTGCTCGTTATCAAATAGTTTATTAAGCTCGTCTGAGCTAAAACCTGTTTTTAAAGCATCAAATCCCGCTATTTGAAGCTTAATCAATTCTTGTAATAGCTTTTTTTCCGACCAATCGCTCTCTTCTACGGCTTTGTTATCCAGGATAACGTATGCCATTTTTTCTTCTTCTGTCCAGGGTCTGCCGTCTTTGTGGGCTAGCGTTATGCAAGGCACTTTTTCATGGCCTAATGATTTGACTGCTTCTAGTCTGCCGTGTCCCGCAATTATGGTTTTATTTTCGTCAATTAAAATAGGGTTAGTAAATCCAAAGTCTAAGATTGATTGCTTTATGATTTCTATTTGTTGCGGGGTGTGTACCCTGGGGTTATTTTCGTACGGATTTAGGTCTGTTACTTTTTCTTGTTTTACGCTTGTCTTGTGCAAAGACTGTTTCGCCGTATTTTTCATAGACTCTATGGTACCTGTTTATTGTCTGGTAATGCCAATATCCTAGCTTTTTGGCTATCTGTGAATAACTAAGTCCTTGCCGATGCCAGCTATCAATCTTCCTAATAACTGAACGTCGGCAGTTCTCAATGTATACCTCACTCACAGCTAGGATTTAGCTCTTTGTAATCAGGCCAGACTTTGTTGCAGACGTTATCAATATAAACCGCTTGCATTTTTTGCTCTTCTTTAAAGTCTGAAGTCCCTACAAACAGTATAGCAAAGGTAGTGATTATTAGAAAGGCTACTTTTATCATTGCACTGCCTCCTTTTCACTGTCCCAAACTTGAACCTCTAACAGCTCATTGTCTACCTGTAAGCTTTTTCTGACTCTTTCCAGCCTTCCTTCGATAAATGTTAAAGTCGCGCTGTATTTTCCAGGCTTTTGGTTTTCTTCTCTAACTTGTAGCAGCTTTTTTTCAATCATCATTACTTCGTCATAGAGAAAAGCTGAACAATGAACCACTGCAACATGCAACCATTGAGGGTTTTGCCATCCTTCTCTTGCACTTATATGAATCATGCCTGTGCTTTCGTTAATAGTGTAACGATACTCAGCATCGCCATGACTTTCGTGGCTTTCTGTAATCTCTGCTTTTTTGTTAGCGTCAAGAAATGACTCAGCAGTTAACTTTTCGCCATTTTCTGTTGCGTTCATAAAAAGACAAGCAGCCCCAGCAATGTAGCCATCCCAGTGATGGTAAACTGTTACTGACTCTGCATCTTTTTTATTAAATTGGTAAGTTGCTCTTGTTGCCATGTTTTTTCTCCCTGATAAGCATTATTGCTATGGTTTAAGCATACAGGTAAAGAACTAACAATGTAAAGCTTTTGCTACCTAAAAGTGTTAAATATATAAAGAAATTTGTGTTTTTAGCTCGTTTTTTATCTCTTCTATCTCTATTTTTGTATATTTTTTGGTCTGGTTTTGTGTTTCTAGTAAATGCTCGACAAACTCGCGTCCGTACATATCTTCCATAAAAAGAGTGTAAGCGACCATATTTCCACGAAGGTATCCGTTACATTTTCCGCATTGCGGGTGTATGTTTTCTTCCAATAGTTTGTGAGCCGTCTTTACCCTGGATATAAAATGCCCGCCTTGCATTTCTTGCCAGGGTTTTTGCACTCCACAGGTTACGCATTGCACGTAACCGTTGGAGTCAGCAGCCTTTAATCTAACTAGCTTTTGTAAAAGTTCCGCGGCTTCATTTACTACTTTTGCCATGCTTTTTGGTTTTTTGCGCTTTTTCGTAGGCAACTTCATAAGCAAGCTCGCTTTCTTCTAAACAATATATTTGTGAATCCCTATAAATCGCATTGTCATCGTTAACCCAAAAGCCAGTGTCTAGCCTTCCTATTGATATAAGGTCGCTTTTCATTTGTCTTAGCCTGGTTACATCACGCAAAGTAACGTCGCTTTCTTCTGCAATTCTTTCAAGGATTTCGGTTAATGAATTTACCATTTTAGTAATGGTTATTCTTTGTATTGTGTTTAATTTATGTTTCGCCATTACACTCTCCATTGTTTTTGCAATCTTCGTCAAACAGCATTTCTACACGTTTGTCAGCTAGTTCTGGATATAAATTGGCATGCAAGTCATGTCTTAAATTTTGCAGCTCAAATATCCAATCTGTCACAATATCAAGCGCTAGCACCTCATCCAGTTTGTCGAAAAACTCTGCCTTTAATTCTACCTTGCCCCAACCCTCGCAGTCTTCTAAATGCAGACTTCCATATTGTGTTAGGCACATTGGCGTGTGGTGAATGTCTGGCCTGTCTTCTCTTAATTTTTCTTTTTCTTCTTCAAGCTTTAATCTGTCATGCACCAGTCTTAGTTTTAACACTTCTATTTCTTTTCTTTCTTCTTCCATCGTACTCTCCCTTTAATGAAGCTCGGCATGAGCTTCTTCGAATTCTTCTATTACAATTGTTTCTGTTAAAGCTTTTAGCAAACGAACGCCAAAAGAGTCATAGCTTTCCTTGATTGCTATTCCACCAGGAAAGGTTGTGCTGTAAACAATTACTTGATTTTTTTCTACTTCTACAGCCTCTATTGTGGATGTAACAAAACAAACTTGCCCTGTTTCAGTCGCTGCTGCTATCAAAGGAATCACCATAAAGCTCCTGTTTGTATTGGCTAGGAAAATCTGTTGTTACTCCTGTCTTTTCCGCTAGATTTTTAGACAACGTATCGTAAACTTCAGAAACTTGCTTTTTTTCTAGCTTACTTGTCATGCTTTCTGAAAACATTGCTTTTTGTATTGGTTTCCAAAGATTCTGCTTAACAGACTCCTGAGTCCATTCTAGTTTTGCCCCTTCTTTCCAGGGAAAGCTCAGTTGGTCGTATCCAGCTTTGTTTAGGTCTTGAGCTAAAAGGCTGAAATACAAATGGAGCCCTCTATTTTGCTGACCTGTTCTTTTGTCTGTTTCTACTAGCTCAAATATTAATGTGCCGCCTTCTTTTACTACGTCTTGTGCATGTTTAAATAAGGCTAGCAATGTCTCGTCACTGTTTACTTTCCATCCCTGTCCCATCAGCTTGTGTACTCCTTTCCGTCAATAAAATATCTGCCATGCTTCTCCAGGAAGTAAGGCTTTATTCCTTCTTGTTCATCTTTTGGTAGCCATGATATGTCGTAAAGGTCTGCGTCCAGGGAGGTGTCACGTGTTGTGGTCTTGTTTCTTTGCACCTCAATAGGACTCCCGCCTTTTTCATTAGCGCGGTTTAGCCAAGAATTGATAAAACGCTTAATGCCTTTTCTGGTCTTTCTGTTTTTCTCATTAGCATCAAGCCAGCTTTCCATCTTGTCCAGCTCAAGGTGGACATCTATTTGTTTGTAGGTTTTTTGCCATTGGATTACGTCAACATCCTGAACTTCGTAGTCTGTACCATCTTTCAGAATCATACCCTCTCCCTTTTTTTAAGTAAAAGTTACCCTTTACCATGCAAAAACATGGGTTAATTGTAAACTAAAACTGTCGAGCATTGGCAAGCGTTTCTAATTTTGTTTTGTCTGAGGATTGAGCTGCTCTCGCCCTTCCTCGGGTTATGGCGGGAGGGTCAACCCGACTCCAGGGTTTTAAATTCCCTGGCTTCTTCCCCGCTTGCCTCTGAAAAATGGCGTGGTATACTTACCTCGTCACTTTCCCCAAATCGTGACTCTCATCATATATGAAACTCTCCCTGGTTTCATGCCCTTAAAGCCCCTTTTGGGGCTTTTTTAATACCCTCTCGAAGCTTTGGCATAATCCATTTCAAACCTGGGCTTAGCAGAATACTGGTGCAGATGGTATCTGCCATACTTTGTAGGCTCTCCGAATCTGTTTTGCCCCGATACATTTTCAGTGGTTATGTTGTGACCGTCTCTTTTCAGTCTCATAATCACGTCTGCTAACCTGGCAACCCCAAGCTCATCTAATGCTTCAATAGACGTTAGTGAGCCTCTCTCAAGCCTTTCTAGTACTCTCTCTTTTTGTCCCATACATTCCCCTTGTTAGAGTTTAAAAATTCCCCCACGGTCATGCCAAAGATACTGCACAACTGTTCTAGCCTGGCTGTCTGGATGCTTCTTGCCTTTCTCCACCCATAAACCACTTGTCGAGAAACTCCGCACCATTTAGCTAACATTACTATGCCGATATTGTTTTCGGCCATAACTTCTTTAAGCCTGTCGCCAATATGCGTTGGCTCAAAGTTAGAACGGAATGTCATCTTCTTCAATCTCCTGTTTCATTTGTGCAATCTCTTTCTTTACCTCTACCGACGGCTCCCAATTGTCCACTTTAGCATAGTATTTTGGGCTTCCGTCTTGTTCTGGATTTTTAGCAATAAGAACCTGACAATTTACATAGTCGTCTTTTTTTGCTTCAATCCATTTTGTAAACCGCTCTCTCGCAAAACTTAATCTGCACACCACAAAGTCGGGCGCACTTTGCACCCATTCTCCTGTGTCGGAGTCTACTTTGCCATTCGGTGGTTTAACGTAAAGCCCCTCTATGAACTCGATGTCTTGCTTATCCATTGTTTTCGCCCTCTTTTTTAGAATCTTGCCAATCTTTGGCTGATAAGTTTTCTTTCTTCCACGCATGGTAGAGCGGCTCTTGTCTTATTAGCTCACGCTCTCTTGTTGTCCAGACGCCGCCTTTTGTAGTGGCAACCCATAAAGCTCTTTGGCTTTTTTCTGACATTTCCGCTTCGTAGGTTTCCCAGATTTTAGACCAGTCAATTTGCTCAACAGGCTTTGCTAGTTCTTTTTTTGTGATTGCAATCTCTTCTATGTACTCTCGTACAACATCATTGTGATGCATGAGTATTTGCGCTTGCTTATAGTTTTCGTCTTTTGCATGGTTCCACTCTTCTGCCTCTGCATCTGAGTAAACATCCCCAGAAATGCCCAGCAAGGCTAATATCACTCTGTCTTTGGCTCTTTTTTCTGCCATCGCCCAGGGATAGGCAATTTTGCAATTCTGTGGATTTACCTCGCCAATTTTCCAAACTTCGTCAGGCACTGCTGGATACTCGTAACGGTCTTCTTCTTCGTTAAGAGTTTTTAACGCATCAATATTTAACCTTCTGCGACCTTTCACCATGATTGCTATGGTGCCTTCGTTTTGCTCTAGGATTGTGGGTTCGTCAAAAGTAATTCCGTAAACATCAGCAAGCCTTTCTGCTGTCTTGTGGTATAAAACGTGGTTTTTATGAGTCTGCCAAACAGCGTCCTTTGGCTCAATGTTGTTGGCTTTTAAAATCATTTCCAGAGTTTTAGGTATATTCATGTCCTTATTCTCCGTGGCTAGCTGATTCGTAATCAGTCGGTACGACATCAATAGGTGACTGCTCTGCCGCGTATTCCCTTGCCAGCTTTTCGTCCATTGCATCAGCCATCCTAACCATTAGCTCGCCCAATGTTTTTATCTGTTGCAACAGAGTTTCTGTCTGCTTTTCAATGTTTTGCATTTTCTCTCTCCCAAAAGTCTCGTCTTTTTTGAATTAACTCTTCTAGCTTTTCTGCCCCTTTACGAGCATTAGCCATTTTTTGTTCCAGCTCGTACCCTTCATGCCATTGGGTACTTTTCTCTTTTTTAAGGTCTTTCAAATTAAGGCCAGCACGAAAATCGAGCTGACCCTGTAAAAAGTCACTGATACGGTATCTAGCCGCCACGCCACATCCGCATGAGCTTACCTGTAAGGTACTCTTCTTGCAGATTTGAAAGATAGTCAATGTCAACTAGCACGTAATCTGTGAAATAGCACATTCTTTGGTCTAAAACTTTCGATGTGTCTACGCCTGGAATTTCAACGCTTACACGAAAACACAAAGCCGACCAATCAATTTCGCTAGGCTCTCCTAACTCGTCTTGAATTACAGCGCAGTCTTCAATGTAAAACGCATCAATAGGTATAAATGCTCCGACTATGTTTACGCAACGCTCACTTTCCGGCAACTGCTCTAGTTCGACAAACTCTGCAGAAAAAGAACCCAGCTTGTAGGTCTCTGGCTCTGCGTCTTTAAATGTCGACTCAATCAAATTGTCGGT